CAATGGCTGGCCTACTGCGCGAAACACGGTCCATTGTCGCCGGAGAGGCGTTTTGACAGAGGTCCGGCTATCATTGCCGCGATGCTGTCGAAAGATGCAAAGACCGCAGATTTCATGCCCTGGCCCGCCGAGTTCGATCATACGCCTCCCGATGAGGCTAGCGCGGTTAGGCGGCTCATCGGAGGTTGAATAGCCGGCCCGTACTCGGGCCGGCAGGAGTTAAGAGGATGGCCGGCTCACGCTCTCTCGGGACACTTGTTCTTGATCTTGTGGCAAAGATCGGCGGGTTCGAGACTGACCTCGGCCGCGCTGAGCGCATCGCTCAGCAGAAATCGAAACAGATCAAGCAAGCCGTTTCCGGCGCGTTCGATGACGCAAAGAAAAGCGTTCTCGGATGGGCGGCCGGATTCGTCACGGCGCAAGCCGCATATAACGAGTTCATGGGCTCGATCAACCGGGCCGACCAGCTTCGCGACTTTTCCATCCGAACCGGGATCAGCACTGAACGGCTGAGCGAACTCGACTACACGGCGCAGCAGACGGGCACCTCGCTAGAGGAGCTCGTTCCCATGTTCGGCAAGCTGTCGAAAGCGGCAGCCGAGGCGCTCGATCAAGATTCGAGCAAGGCAAAACTATTCGAGGCTCTCGGGGTTGGCAGAGACAAGCTCTCCGATCTAAACGCGCTTATTCCTGCGGTCGCCGATGGGCTCGCTTTGCTCGAAGATGGCACGGCGAAAACCGCTATCGAGATGGAGCTCCTCGGCAAGTCGGGGAACACGGCTCGGGAGTTTTTCTCTCTCGGCTCGGAAGGCATGGCAGAGATGGCCGCGCGCGCGCGTGAGCTCGGGAACATCGTCGATTCCGAGACGGCGGCAGCGGCCGACGATTTCAACGACAAGCTCGGCGAGCTCAAAGCGACTACGCAAGGCTATGCGATGCAGATCGCCGCCGAGATGTTGCCGCGGCTTTCCGAGCTCGTCGATGAGCTTACCGCGCTCGTCGCCTCGGGCGAGAGTGCTCGCGAAACCGGGCAAGGGCTTATCGCTGTTTTCGATATTGGCGTTACCGTGTTTAAGGCGGTCGGCGATATTTTTATCTGGCTCGGGACCACGATCGGCGGTGTTGCCGCGGGGATGGCCGGGCTTTATGAAACCGCCGCCGGCCTGGTTAATCTGGACTGGAACAGAATCCGCGACGGATGGACGCAAGCGAACATCGGCGCCGACGCCGCCTATAGCGCATTTTTCCTCGGGAAAGATACTCAGGGGCAATCGCTCTATAACCTGGACAAGCCGGCGCCGGAGAGGAAAAAGCCGGAGCCGATCATCATCACGCCGGAGTCGCTCGCCGAGGAGGACCGAAAGGCGGCGGAAGAAATCAAGCGCCGCCGCGCCGCTGCCGCGCGCGTGCAAGCGCTCCTCGGCGAAGGGTCGGGCGGCGGGTCGAAATCAAACGCGGAGGCCGCAAAACGCCAGCGAGAGCAGGCTCAGGCGATGCGAGAGCAGCAGCAGGCCGCGGAGAAATTCTCTGACGCGCTGTCGAAACTCCGCGGCGAGGTCGGCGGGCCGTTGAAGCAAGCGGAAATCGAACACCTCGAAAGGCAGCGACAGCTAGAGGAACTCGCCAAGTCCGGCAAGGTTGGCGCCGATGATTTGCGCGAGGCACTTGATCTTGAGGCCCAGGCTTACGCCAAGTCGAAAGAGGAGCTCCGCGGGAAATTCGATGCGCTTGTCGCTACGTTGAACGGCCCGCTCGCCGAAGCGGAAAACGCGCATATCGCGCGACTCCGCGAAATCGAGGAGGCCGGAAAAGCGGCCGGCGCAAGCGCCGATGAAATCGCGGCGGCAAAGCAAAAAGAAATCGAGGCCCATAACAAAAACGTCATCGCGATAAAGGAGCAACTCGACCCGACACAAAAGCTCATCGAAAACATGCGATTCGAGCTTGAAACTATGGGGATGTCGAACGAGCAAAGGGAGAAAGCAATCCTGTTGCGCGGCCTCGACAAAACGGCGACGGCCGCGCAGCGCGAGGAGATTTCGCAGCTATACGACGAGATACAGAAGCAAGCCGAGATGCGGCAAATTCTCGACGGAATACAGTCGTCCGCCGAGGATGCCTTCATGGCGTGGGTTACTGGCGCAAAGTCGGCGAAAGAGGCGTTCCGCGACATGGTGACGGACATCCTGAAACAGGTTGCCCGAATCCTGATTCAGAAAGCAGTGACGCAACTCCTTACCTCGATTTTCGGCGGGATGGGCGGCGGTGGGTATGGCGGCGGTTACGGCGGCTATGGCGCGAGCGGGACGGGCGGATTCGACTCCGGCGGCTTCACCGGATACGGCGGCAAGTATGAGCCGGCGGGGACCGTGCATCGCGGCGAGTTCGTTTCTCGTTCCGAGGTTGTGCGCGAGCCTGGCGCCCGCGATTTCCTCGAACGGTTCAACCGCTACGGCATGCGGATTCTCCGCGGCTACGCGGACGGCGGGATGGTCGGCGGAATGCCCGCGGCTGTTTCCTCCGGGGCTCCATCGTTCCATATTGAAACGAACGTCTATATCGACGGAAACGGCGTCGCGACAACGGACACAAAGGCGGGAGGCGAGTCGGATCAGCAGAGCAAGGCGCTGGCGGAACTCATCTCCTCGGGAACGAGAAAGACGATTCAGGACGAGATGCGCCCCGGCGGCATCTTGTGGAGGGGGTGACGTGGCGGAGCTTTTCACATGGGTTCCGAAAATCGAATCCGCAAAGGAAACGACCTATCGCGTCATGCGCGCGCAGTTCGGCGACGGCTATCGACAGCAGGTCAAAGACGGACTCAACAATGCGGGGCGGACGTGGTCGCTCAGCTTCACGGGGACCGCCGCGTATATCGACGCGATCGAGGCGTTTCTTGACACGCGCGGCGGAGAGCCGTTCTTGTGGGCGCCGCCTGGCAAGCCGGTTGCGCTCTACACGTGCGAAGCGCAAAGCCGAACCGAACACGGGCTCGGGCGTGCCACGATTTCCGCGACGTTCGAGATATTCAATTCGCCATGACCACGACGACAGAGCAGGTTCAAAAACTTGCGCCCGGAGAGCTCGTCGAGTTGTATGAGCTCGACGCCTCAAGCCTCGGGGCCGGCACCTTGTATTTCCATCCCTACCCTCAGCAGGGGGCTATCTGGTGGCAGGGCGTCGAATACTCCGGATACCCCGTCGAGGCGAAAGGATTCGCCCGAACATCCGACAAGCAACCGACGCCGACGCTCACCGTCGCGAACGTGGGAGGCGCAATCACTGCGCTATGCCTAGCGTTCGATGATCTTGTCGGGACGAAAGTGACGCGCCGCCGCACATTCGGCCGATTTCTCGACGCCGCCAATTTCCCCGGAGGCAATCCGGAAGCGGACCCCGGCGAGGAGATGACGCCGGAGGTATGGTTCATTGAACGAAAGGCGAGCGAGTCTCCGATTTCGGTTCAATTCGAGTTGTCGTCTGCGATGGATTTTCAGGGCGTCATGGTTCCGCGCCGTCAGATCATCGCGAATCAATGTCCGTGGAGGTATCGGCTCGACGCCGAATGCGGATACACGGGCGGGCCGGTTGCGACCGTGACGGATCAGCCCACGACGAACCCGGCTCTCGACAGGTGCAGTCACAAAATATCGGGATGCAAACTCAGGTTCGGCGAGAACGCCGAACTCCCTTTCGGCGGGATGCCGGCGGCTGGACTCATGCGGACATGAAGCAGGAAACAATCGACGCGATCGGCGCGCATGCCGTTGACGAGTACCCTCGCGAATGCTGCGGGGTTGTGATCGTCGAAAAGGGGCGCGAGAAATACATTCGGTGCGCGAACGTCGCGACATCGAAAGCCGAACACTTCGCCATCTCCGGACGTGACTACGCCGCGGCAGAGGAGCGCGGAGAGATTGTCGCAATCGCGCACTCTCACATCGACGCGCCTCCGGTTCCGAGTGAGGCCGATCGCGTTTCGTGCGAGGAGCACGGCGTCCCATGGATCATCGTCTCCGTTCGCTCTGACGCCGGCAGGGTTGCCGCGGCGGAGTCCGTCGTTTTCGAGCCGCAAGGCTATTCCGCGCCGCTCGTCGGCCGCGATTTCGCGCATGGTGTCCTGGACTGCTACGCCATTGTGCGCGATTGGTACGCGCGTGAGCGCTCGATCGAGCTCCCGAATTTCCCCCGCCGTGACGGATGGTGGGATGCCGGCGAGAACCTCTACATGGACAATCTCGAAGCCGCAGGATTCGAGCGAGCAACGGGAGCGCTACAGGTTGGCGACGTTATCCTAATGCACGTCCGCAATCCTGCCGATGCGAACAAGCAAAGCCCGGACGCAATCCCCGGTGTCGCGAATCATGCCGCCGTCTATATCGGAGATGGCGTCATGCTTCATCACCTTTACGGACGGCTCTCAAGTCGCGACGTTTACGGCGGCTACTGGCAAGAGGTCACGCGCTGCGTTGTCCGGAGGAAAGCATGAGCGAAACGCTTCGGGTTGTTCGCCTCTACGGCAAGATGGGCGCCCGCTTCGGGCGTCGCTTCCTGTTGGCCGTGTCGTCTCCGGCCGAAGCCGTGCGCGCGCTTTGCTCCCAGCTTCCCGGGTTCGAGCAATACCTCATGGGCGCGAAAGACAAGGGGATCGGGTTCGCCGTTTTCGTCGGCCGCCGCAACCTGAGCGAGGGTCAGCTAATCGAGCCTACCGGGTCGGAGGAAATCAGGATCGCGCCGATCATCATGGGCGCGAAAAACGGAGGCGTTTTTCAGATCATCATGGGCGCCGTTTTGATCGTCGTCGGCGTTTT